TGGCTGGGCTTACTTTGCCTAACCAACGAATATTCACCGTGTCAAACGATACGGGGAAAGGCGGCGAGTTACGGCATCTCGTTCGCATTGACGATACTGTAGTCGATGCCTTCGGGGTTCCGGCGACGATGTCCGTTTATGTGGTCATCGTCCGCCCTCCGAACACTGCTGTTACAGATGTTCTCCTCAAAGAGAACATTTTTCGCCTTATCGACTTCTTTATAGAAGGCGGTGCTGGCGCAAACATCAGTAAGATTCTTAACCAAGAGGTCTAGAGTCTTTTGCACTGTTAGGTGCTTCGTATTTAACCAATACTAAGCGACACTATGTCGTGCTGTTCGGTACACTAGTGAGGTGTTCATCTTGGTTTAGCCATGGGATGCTTCTTGGAGGCAGTCAATGTTTGACATTGGTTACCTGAAAAGCCTTCTTCCAAAGATATGGAAGAACCTGGCGACCAACCATCGCTACCGTGATTACGTTGATACGAAGGATTTAATTACCTTCGATCGACGTTATCGGAATGAAGGGATTCCCTTCTTAACAACTATGCTTCCCTCTCTGGGGAAGTCATTGGATCGTTTCCATGCCACTTCGGTATGGAAGATGCCATCGGATTTTTCTTCCGATTGGTATCACTATCCTAAACGCAGTTCCTTACCGGATCTGCCCTTCTCAGAAGAAGGTGGGATAGAATACTACGATCTTCTTGAGATCCCTCTATTTTTAGGGAAATGTCTCAAGAAATGTTTTGAAGGTGATCCGTTGGCTGTAGATTGTTATCGTCAATTGACGTTAATGTTCTACAAACTGGAGGTTGTACATGATCAGGATGTTGTTGAGGAGTTCATGGCCAATTTTAAACAAATTGACCGCGCCCTTCCTCAGACATTTAGTCCCGATGATCTTACGATTATTCGGGCTAGGGCACTTGTTGGAAGGATCCTATGTAATAGTGATCCTCTCGACATCCGCCCGTGTCACGGCACCGGTGCAACCGCGTGTCGTACAGCGAACCATGAGAAGTGGTACCAGATTCAATATTTTGAAAAACTGGACCGTGTATTCTCATATCCTGACTACTTCTTCTTCAACTCAGCGCATCTTATTGATGAGATGGACAGACTTGAGGAAGCGGTAGAGTCAATCCCTAGAGCACGGGTTTGTCTCGTGCCTAAGGATTCTCGTGGGCCTCGTATTATCTCATGTGAACCTGCTGGATTGTTATATATCCAACAGGGTCTCATGCGGAAGTTATACGAGACAATCGAGAACCACCCTTCAACCAGGTCAAGGATAAATTTTCTTGACCAGACGATAAATCGCGAGTTAGCTTGTTCATCGAGTATAACAAATGAACTTGCAACCCTAGATTTATCCGATGCTAGCGACCGTGTT